TATCAATGTCGAATTGACAAATTACGCCGCGATTCAATTAGCCAAAAAACTCGTTGCAGCAGCGGAGCAACACGCAAAAGACACAAACAAAAGTGTCGAATACTTTCGCAGACAGCTGAACAGGAAAAAAGAATGACGCGAGAAGATATTGTCAGGATGGCGCGGGAGGTGGAAACGGTAATGACCGGCCATGACTTCCCTCATTCAGACGAATTTATTGAATGGTGCGAACGCTTCGCCGCCCTAGTCGCTGCTGCCGAGCGTGATAAAAACAAAGAACTTTGGGAATCACTCCAATTTTCTGATGAGAAGATCTCAAATTGTATTGAAGCCGCTGTAGCTGCCGAGCGTGATGCGTGTGCAAAGGTGTGTGACGCACAAATTGAGGAATGGGTAGATGACAGGCCGAGATACGCCGCCAGCGAATGCGCCGCCGCTATCCGAGCAAGGGGTGAGGAATGACCTGCCCTGATTCAAAGGCGGGGATGACAGTCGCGGAGTTGGTGGGGGCGCTGCAAGAGGTGTTTGCAGACCATGACGCAGTTAATAGATTGTCGTGGAATGATCGGGCGGCGTCGTCCATTGCAAAAATAGGAGGTGCATAATGAACAAGCACACGCCGGGGCCGTGGCATATTGAAAGAGAAGATTCGCCTGACGCTGAGTGGTCGCGCCGGTTTCCAACTATCATTGCAGACGAGTACGAGGTGGTTGGCAACGAAGGCTTTTATGGCGATCTTGAAACTGATATGGCAAATGCCCGCCTGATCGCCGCTGCGCCTGACTTGCTGGAGGCGCTGGAGTTCGTGATCCGTGGCGTGCCTGACACGTGGGAAGGCGTGCAAAAAGCCCGCGCCGCCATCGCAAAAGCTACGGGGGAGAACGCTTGACCACCCTTAAGATCGACACCCCTCGCTGGGCGCTGCCTTTGCTCAAGCCGGCGCGCTACAAAGGCGCACACGGCGGCCGGGGCTCTGGAAAGAGCCATTGTTTCGCGGAAATGATGATCGAAGCCCATATCATCGACCCGAAAAGCCGAAGCGTGTGCGTGCGAGAAGTGCAGAAATCTCTGAGTCAGTCCGTGAAACGCTTGCTCGAAATGAAGATCGAGCAGATGAACGCGGGCGCTTACTTTGAGGTGCAAGAGGCCGTCATTAAAAGCCGGAAAGGTGACGGCCTGATTATCTTCCAAGGGATGCAGAACCACACCGCCGACTCAATCAAGTCGCTCGAAGGATACGACCGGGCGTGGGTGGAAGAAGCCCAAAGTTTGAGCCAGAAATCGCTTGACCTGCTACGCCCGACAATTCGCAAGCCTGACTCAGAGCTTTGGTTCACCTGGAACCCGAGGCAGGCATCTGACCCTGTGGATCACCTATTGCGCGGGCCAAACCCGCCGCCCGACGGTGTTGTGCTGCCCGTCAATTACGAAGACAACCCTTGGTTTCCTGACGTCCTGCGGGACGAAATGGAGTACGACAAGCGCCGAGACCCGGACAAGTTCCACCATGTGTGGCGCGGTGGGTATCTGTCAAACAGCGAAGCGCGGGTGTTCAGGAACTGGTGCGTTGAGGAATTCGAAGCGCCGGCCGATGCGATTCACCGCCTGGGCGCCGACTGGGGCTTTTCCGTGGACCCGACCACGCTCGTTCGATGCCATATCATTGGCCGCACCCTGTATATCGACTTCGAAGCATACCGGGTTGGCTGCGAGATCATGGACACGCCCGATCTGTTTATGACAGTGCCTGAGTCGGAAAAATGGCCGATCGTGGCCGACTCAGCACGACCCGAGACGATTTCTTTTATGCAGAAGCATGGCTTCCCTAAGATTATGTCGGCAGTGAAGGGGCCGAAGTCGCTTGAGGAAGGCGTCGAATGGCTAAAGTCATACGACGTTGTTGTTCATCCTCGATGCGTGCACACGATTGATGAGCTCACCCTGTATTCATACAAAACAGACCCGCTTACAGGAAAGATATTGCCGATCCTTGAGGACAAAAAGAACCATGTTATTGATGCACTAAGGTATGCCTGCGAGGGTATTCGAAGAGCAGCACATAAAAAGCCCGTTACATTTACTGCCTTGCCAACGATCAGCAGGTGGTGAATAATGTAAAAAATCAGAGGGTTTATCTACATGGCGCGAATGTCAAACGAGCAGAAACTGGCACAGATTCACCAGGAGGCCATGCGCCAGTTTGACAATATCCAATCTGCGCTGCGCGATGAACGCCTGCAATGCCTCCAAGACCGACGCTTTTATTCTATTGCCGGCGCACAGTGGGAAGGGCCGCTTGGCGAGCAATTCGAGAATAAGCCGAAGTTCGAGGTCAATAAAATCCACCTCGCGGTGATTCGTATCATCAACGAATACCGAAACAATCGCATTACGGTGGATTTTGTAAGCAAGGAAGGCCAGGAATACGACAAGCTGGCTGACCTTTGCGATGGGTTATACCGGGCAGACGAGCAGGATTCAGGCGCAGAAGAAGCCTTCGATAATGCTTTCGAAGAAGCCGTGGGCGGGGGTTTCGGTGCTGTTCGCCTTCGCACTGCCTATGAGGACGAAGAGGACGACGAAAACGAAAAGCAGCGGATCCGCATCGAGCCGATCTACGATGCAGATTCCAGCGTGTTTTTCGATCTGGACGCCAAGCGCCAGGATAAGGCCGACGCAAAGTTTGCCTTTGTAATTACCTCGATGACGCGTGATGCGTATCAGGCCGAATGGAACGATGATCCTTCCAGCTGGCCGAAAGAAATCCACCAATACGAATTTGACTGGCTCACGCCGGACGTTGTGTTCGTCGCTGAGTATTACCGGATCGAGGAAGTCAAAGAGACGGTTCGAATCTTCGAAACCATTGATGGCGAAGAGGAGCGGTATTCTCAGGCCGACTTTGAAGCCGACGAAAGCCTTGAGGAAACCTTGCAAGCAATCGGCAGCCGTGAGGTGCGCCAGAAGCGCGTAAAACGCATCAAGGTGCGCAAATACATCCTGAGCGGTAACGCTGTGCTGGATGACTGCGGATACATCGCTGGCAAGGCGGTTCCTGTGGTGCCCGTCTATGGCAAGCGCTGGTTTGTCGATAACGTTGAACGTTGCATGGGCCACGTTCGCCTGGCGAAGGATGCGCAGCGGCTCAAGAATATGCAACTGTCGAAGCTTGGCGAGATCAGCGCGCTGTCCAGCGTTGAAAAGCCGATTCTGACGCCTGAGCAGGTCGCCGGCCATCAAATGATGTGGGCCGAAGATAACATCAAAAACTACCCCTACCTGTTAATCAACCCGATCACCGGGCCGGATGGCTCGCAGCAGGTTGGCGGGCCGGTAGCCTATACCCGTAGCGCGGTAATCCCCCCGGCACTTGCCGGCCTGTTGCAGCTTACAGAACAGGATATGAACGATATTCTTGGCAACCCGCAAGGGGCCGATAAGATGGTCGCCAATATATCCGGCAAGGCCGTGGAAGCGATTCAATCTCGGGTCGACATGCAGACGTTCATCTACATGTCTAACCAAGCCAAGATGGTGCGGCGCGTTGGCGAGATCTGGCTTGGCATGGCCCGCGATGTGTATGTCGAGCCTGGCCGTAAGATGAAAACCGTTGGACTGATGGGCGAAATGGGCAGCGTCGAATTGATGAAGCCCACGATCGACGAAGAAAACGAAAACGATCTATCCGAAGCCTCGTTTGATGTGGTGTCCAGCGTTGGCCCGTCTTTCGTCTCACGCCGCGAAGCCACGGTGCGATCAATCACGAACATGATTGCGGTGTCTGATGATCCGGAAACTCGCCAGGTGCTTACATCCATGGCAATGATGAACATGGAAGGCGAAGGCATTGATGACGTGCGCACTTACTTCCGCAAAAAGCTGGTGCAGCTGGGCGTGATGAAGCCGACAGAGGATGAGGCGCAGGAAATGATGGCAGCGATGGAAGGCCAACCACAGGATCCGAATGCGATCTTCCTGCAAGCCGCGGCAGAGGAAGCCGTCGCGAAGGCTGCGAAGGCTCGCGCGGATACCGTTGAGACGGTGGCGAGCGCGGAATTGAAACGGGCGCAGACGGTGGAAACCTTGTCGAAGGTTGATCTTCAGGAACAGAAGCAAGCGATGGAGGCGGCGCAGATGTTGGGCGGGATGCTGCAACAATCCGCTGCACCCATCGTTGAATGATTTTCATGGCATCCACCCGGCCATTCTCGGGTGAGTTTATGGGGTCTTAAATGGGTCAAACGGCAGAGCGAGAGGACGAAAACGAAGTAACCGAAGAAATCGAAATGCAAGAGGAAGCGGATCTTGAGAACGTGGGTGACGAGCAAAATTCCGACGCCAACCAAGAGCCGGAAACCGAAGCACAAGAGGAAAGCGGCGACGAAGTAATCGTATCAATCGGTGAGGAAACGCCACCTCAAGAGCAGGAACAGCGCGCGCCTGAATGGGTGCGAGAGTTGCGCAAGTCGCACCGGGAATTGCAGCGTCAAAACCGTGAATTGCAGGCCAAGCTTGAAACCACGCAGACCGAGACAAAGCCGGCTGTGCTGGGGGTAAAGCCGACGCTTGAAGGCCACGACTACGACGCGGATAAGTACGAAGAAGCACTGGCAAATTGGTTTGAGCGGAAACGGCAAACCGACGAGCAAGCACAGCAGGCCAAGCGAGCGGAAGAAGAAACGAAACAGGCTTGGCAGGCAAAACTTGATGCGTATGGGCAGGCGAAAGCCGGCCTGCGCGTTAAAGATTTCGATGATGCTGAGATGGCAATTCAAGAAGTGTTTAACGTGACGCAGCAAGGCGTAGTGCTTCAAGGCGCAGAAAACCCGGCGTTGGTTGTGTATGCACTCGGGAAAAACCCGAAGCGTGCGAAAGAACTTGCTGACATTAAAGACCCCGTGAAGTTTGCCTTCGCGGTTGCGAAACTGGAGACGCAATTGAAAGTGACGAATCGTAAGGCAGCGCCACCGCCTGAAAGGGCTGTTAAAGGCACTGGTAGCCTGAGTGGTGCGGTGGACTCAACCCTTGAACGGCTGCGCGAAGAAGCAGCCAAAACCGGCAATATGTCAAAGGTCATGGCGTACAAACGCCAACTTCGGCAAAAATCAAACTAATCAGGAGTTTTAATCATGGCAAATAGTTTCAGCAAGGAAGAACGCGTAGCGTTTGAGGACATTCTGGAAGGCTTCCAGGACGCTCTCGTGCTATCCCGCAACGTCGCGGTGTTCAACACCGATCAGACGATGATGGAGCGCACCAATAACATTCTGTGGCGTCCGCAGCCTTACATCGCTACCAGCTACAACGGCACCGACATGTCGTCAAACTTCGACGATTTCACCCAGTTGTCTGTTCCGGCGACTATCGGTTTCCAGAAGTCTGTGCCGTGGGTAATGACCGCCACCGAATTGCGCGATAGCCTGCAAGAAGGCCGCCTGGGTGATGCTGCCAAGCAAAAACTGGCCAGCGATATTAACGTGGCGATTATGAACGTGGCGGCCAACCAGGGCACCCTGTTTGTGAAGCGCACCGCGGCTGCATCTGGTTTTGACGATGTGGCGCAGTGTGAAGCGATTATGAACGAGCAAGGCGTGCCGATGTATGACCGCTATCTCGCTCTCTCGACCCGCGATTACAACGGCATGGCCAACGATCTGTCCAAGGCTTCCCGCTCTTTCGGCAACGAGATCAGCGACAAGGCTTTGCGTAAGGCATTTGTTGGCGAGCTGGCCAGCTTCGGCACTTACAAGCTGGACTATGCGAACCGCAAGGTTGCTGCCGCTGGTGGCGCTGGCCTGACCGTGGATACTCGCGCATCGGCTGGCAATTACTTCGTGCCAAAAGCGACCTCCGTGGCAACCACTGGCGAAACCGCGAACGTCGATAACCGTTTCCAGACGATCACGATTTCCAGCACGACCAGCGTTGTGGCTGGCGATGCCTTCACGATCGCAGGTCTGAATGCTGTTCATCACATCACCAAGGGCGATACTGGCCAGCTGAAGACCTTCCGCGTTATCAGCGTGCCTTCCTCGACCACTCTGGTTATCAGCCCTCCGATTATCAGCAATCAGGGCGGTTCCGATGCTGAAGTCCAGTATCAGAACGTGGTGGTCAACACTGCCGCATCGAATTCTGCGATCGTGTTCCTGAACACCGTAACCAATTTTATCAACCCGTTTTGGATGCGCGATGCCTTGGAAATCCTTCCGGGCCGCTACGCAGTTCCGCAGGACGCCGGCGCAGCTGTCATGCGTGCCTCTACCGATCAGGGCATCGAACTGGTCATGCAGAAGCAATATGACATCAACACGATGAAGACCAAATACCGCTTGGACACCCTCTTCGGCGTTGTGAATAAGCAGCCCGAAATGTCCGGCGTGATCATGTTCTCGCAAACCTAATGTGACGGGCCGGGGAAACTCGGCCCTATATGAATTCTGAAAGGATTACCATGTCGAACATCATCGCAGTGAATGGCAAAGCCACTGTAACCATTCCGTCCGGCGAATCTATTGCCGTTTTCACCCAAGGTCAGGCTCAAGTTTCGCGCACCCTTGGATTCCCCAACTACCCCGATCAGACCACGCTGATTGGCACCGTGACGAACGGCCAAACTGTGTTTGGTTCATACTCGTCCGGCGCGACGATTGTGGTCGAATCCGTGGGTTCTCAGCCGGTGTATTACGAGATCGGAACCAATCCGCAAGTGCAGCAACTTCGCCTGAATTCTCAAGTGCAGGGCGATCCGACGAACATCGCTGACGGCGCTTCAATGGCTTTTACCGCTGCCTCGTTGCTCTCCGGCATTGTCACCGCAACGCCAAGTGCCGGCCGCAATATCCAGCTCCCGCTGGGTTCGGCAATTGACGCAGCCTCCGAGTTTGCAATTGGCGATAGTTTTGACTTTTCGCTGATTACTTTGGCCGCATTCGCGCTGACGATTACCGTCAACACTAATGTGACCATCGTTGGATCGGCTGCAACGGCTGGCACGTCCGGCGCCGCTGCGCGTTTCCGTGTGCGCAAAACCGCTGCTGATACCTTTGTGGTCTATCGTCTGTCGTAATCTGTAAAATTGGCCCTGGGAGAAATTCCAGGGCCGTTCAAAAAAGGGGTAATCATGCCGCTCAAAAAAGGTTATTCTCAAAAAAGCATCAGCACCAATGTTTCAAAAGAAATGAAGGCTGGCAAGCCGCAGAAACAGGCCGTGGCGATCGCACTTTCTACCGCTCGCACCGCCGCAATGAAAGCCGGAAAACCTTCCAAGGCACCGGCAAAGAAAGGCAAGTGATAATGGAATATCCGGCACTCGTTTATCGATGCCCAGGCGCACATTTTGGGCCTAACGGCACCACTTATGATTCGTTGATGGTTACAAACGAAGCGCAGTTTCTTGCATCGCTTGACGAAGGGTGGTCTGAGAACTTGGTAAAAGCCGTTTCAATTTACCTACACCCGGTGAAATCTGATGAATTTGTGGTCGACCCTGTGCCAGATGTTGATTCCTCCGAAGCCGAAGAAATCAACGAAGGCGACGAACAAAACCCGCCAACCCGCGAAGAACTTGAGCAAAAAGCCAATGAACTCGGCATCAAGTTTGACGGCCGCACGACAGACCGAAAATTGCTCGAAAAAATAAACGAAGTCTTGAGGGGTGAGTGATGGGATACAGCAAGCGCCAATTTATCGAGGCAGCCTTCGAAGAAATCGGGCTTGCGTCCTATGTGTTTGACTTGCAGCCGCAGCAGCTCGAAAGCGCGCTGCGCAGGCTTGATGCCATGATTGCAGACTGGAACGGTAAAGGTATTCGTGTCGGGTTTCCTCTGTCCGGCAGTCCTCAGCAGTCAGACCTTGATGAACAGACTTATGTTCCTGATATGGCGAACCAAGCAATCATTACCGGCCTGGCGATAAGGCTCGCTCCGTCATACGGAAAGCAAGTGATGACCGGCACGATGGCAATCGCAAAATCATCCTATGACACCTTGCTTGCCAAGGCCGCAATGCCGCCTGAACAGCAATTCCCGGATACCTTGCCTTCAGGTGCGGGGAATAAGCCTTGGATGTATGATGTATTCATGCCGGGGCCGGTGGATCCTGTGCTTGCCGGCCAAGATGGGCCAATCGAACTTAACTAAGGGGCAACCATGCCGACCATCAACCAACTATCAACGCTGAATGAAGTTACATCGGCCGATAAACTTATCGTTTATTCGAACGATAACGGGGACGCGAGAAAGGCCAGCATCAACACGGTGCGAGCGTTTATGGAAGGCTCATTCGTTGATGTTGAGGCAGCAACGATTACCCTTTCGAGCTACTCAAAAGTATCCACGGTTTTAGTTGCAAACCTTACGGCGGCAGCTGTTGCCGGCGCTGGCGCTCGTGCGGCTGTCAGCGATGCAACGCAAACGCTTGCCGCTGGAATTGGCGCAATTGTGGCAGGTAGCGGGGCAAATATCGTGCCAGTTTTTTGTGATGGCACAAACTGGCGTATCGGTTAAGGTAAAAGTTTTTATATTACCCAGCCATAATTCTTTAGGGGGTGGAAAGTGGCAGATATTCTGAAAAGCTATAACGACGTTACCCGCCGTAACGTTGATATGAACGATGGCACGTATGCAGAAAGATTGGCAAGCGAGCCGTTAGGCATTCCAGGGGTGGCGAGACAACTAACAGCCGGGGCCGCTAGCGCAAACACCGCGCTGACTTCAACCTGCCGTCGCATCAGCATTATTGCGGTGAACGCTGACGTAAGATATGCGATTGGATCGACCTCGCAAACTGCGACCGCATCGTCTCACTTCATTGCAGCCGGCGAGCGTGTCGATTTGCGCCTTCCGTCTACACCGAATATTGCTGTGATTCGCGCAGGTGGCATTGATGGGACTGTTGAACTAACGGAGCTTTTATAAAATGAGGCTTCTTTGCTCAAGACTTTTTGCTTTTGCAAATTCTCGAAGAAGCCCTGCCGCTGCACTGACGCTTAACTTTTTGAACAATGTTTTAGATTCAAAAATCACGTTTACGCGCGCGTCAACGGCCACTTATTTTGATTCCAACGGGTTGGTTGCAAGTGCGGCAAACAATGTTGCGCGGTTCGACTATGACCCAGCAACGTTGGCACTGCGCGGATTCTTGGTGGAGGAATCCAGAACCAACCTTTTGAACTGGAGCCAAACGTTCTCCACTACGGGCGGAACCCAAAATAATTGGGTGGATAGTGCAAGCTTACAACGAGTAAGCACGACACGAACCTCACCCGATGGGACGGGAAACGCGCTGGAGATCAAAGCAAATGGCGCAGCAGATCAAACGATTATTTCATCTGCCGCAGTCGGAACCTCCGCACAGCGAGTGTTTAGTGTTTTTCTAAAACGCGTGACCGGCACAGGACAAATTCAATACACGCTTGATAATGGCGCAACTTGGACAAGTCAAACCATCACTAACGCATGGGTGCGTTATACCTTTGCTGAAACCACTGCAAATCAGCAGGTGGGGATCCGGATAAGGACAAGCGGGGATGTAATCCAGATTTGGGGTGCACAACTTGAGGCTGGGGGCTGCCCGAGTAGTTATATCCCAACGGTCGCCACAACAGCACAAAGGCAAGCCGATGTTGCAACCGTGACAACGCTTTCTCCTTGGTATAACGCAACAGAGGGGACTTTGTATTCTGAGTTTATCCAGCAATGCCCAGATGCAACAAATAATCGAGGTATTTCGTCGCTGCACGACACCTTAAACAATAATCGTGTGACGATGTTTGTACCGGCTGGCGCGACGCAAGTGGTTGCGGCTCGTGTTGTTGCGGAAACCATTGCTGCAAACCCGGCTGATTCTTCGGCATTTACTGCCAACGCGGTTACGAGGTCGGCTTTGGCTTATGGGGTTGGAACGAATCAATCGGCGCTTTCAGTAAATGGCGCAACGCCGACAACTGCAAGTCCATTGGCAAGTCCAGTCGGCATTAACGTTTTTCGCATCGGCGCGGCTTTTGGGATTAATCAACTTGGCGGGTGGATGCGCGAAATAAAGTATTACAGTCGCAGGCTCAAAAATAACGAATTGAGAGGAGTGACGCGAGTATGAAAAAAGACTCGCGTTTAGAGCGTGCCGGAGTCGAAGGCTTCAACAAGCCGAAACCGCTCACCGATAAGCAGACCGCCAGTGCAAAAGCCGCTGCAAAGAAGGCGGGCCGGCCTTATCCGAATCTCATTGACAATATGCGCGCCGCCCGGAAAAAATAATGGCTCAGATCCCGATTCTCAACGGCATTTATACCGACAACGGGCCAGACCTGCGCACCAGTTACCCGGTCAACATGACGCCAGTTCCGAAGGGTAACGGAATCAGCGAGGGATATTTGCGTCCAGCTGACGGGCTTGTTTCGAACGGGACAGGCCCTGGCATTGATCGTGGCGGCATTCAGTGGGGAGGAACCTGCTATCGAGTCATGGGCACGAAGTTGGTTGAGGTCGGGCCGACGGGCGCTGTCACCACGCTTGGCGATGTTGGCGGCACCGGCCTTGTCACGTTCGATTACAGTTTCGACCGCTTGGCGATCGCATCGGGCGGCAGCCTATTTTATTGGGATGGCTCAACGCTCACACAAGTGACAGATCCAGACCTCGGCACTGTTCTGGACGTGGCTTGGGTAGATGGCTACTTTATGACCACGGACGGCGAGTTTTTGATTGTTACCGAGTTGTCCGATCCGACCCAGGTCAATCCGCTCAAGTATGGCTCAAGCGAATCCGACCCCGATCCGGTTGTGGCTTTGCTGAAGCTACGCAATGAAATCTACGCGCTCAATCGAAACACCATTGAAGTGTTCAATAACGTCGGCGGTGATTTTTTCCCCTTTCAGCGTACCGACGGCGCGCAGGTTCAAAAAGGCGCCGTAGGGACGCACGCTTGCTGCGTGTTCCTTGAGCAAGTTGCATTTGTTGGGGGCGGGCGCAATGAAGCGCCGGGCGTGTATGTAGCTGGCAACGCTACCGCCAACAAGATCAGCACGCAAGAAATCGACCAGATCTTGCTTGGTTACGATGAGGCCACGCTCGCAGGCATAAAACTCGAATCACGAAATGACAGAAACCACCAGCATCTATATGTGCATCTGCCGGACCGCACGATTGTTTTTGATGCGGCTGCGACGCAAGCACTTAGCCAGCCGGTGTGGTTCACGCTCACAAGTTCCCTGGCGGGGTTCAGCCAATACCGGGCACGCAATCTAGTGTGGGCTTACAATCGCTGGCTTGTTGGCGACCCGACTAGCACGACGGTCGGCTATATGGCGCAGGAAACGAGCGCACATTTCGGGCAGATAGTGCGCTGGGAATTTGGCACCACGATTATTTACGCAGAAGGCAAAGGCGTGATCTTCAATCAGCTTGAACTGGTGGCGCTTACTGGCCGCGTGTCACTTGCGGATAACCCACAGATCAGCACGTCTTATTCGGTTGATGGCCAAGTGTGGAGCCAATCGAAATATATCAGCGCCGGCACGATTGGCGATCGATTGAAGCGTTTGGTGTGGTTCCAGCAGGGCCACATGCGGAACTGGCGCATCCAGCGTTTCCAGGGAGATAGTTCGTCGCACGTTGCGTTTATCCGACTCGAAGCACAACTTGAGCCGCTGGCATTCTGATGGCTAACTCGAAGCTCAATTTGACGCGTGATCAACTGGCCCTGTTTCTCAAGGATCACGAGTCGATCAAGCAATTTGAACGGCTGTTTGCCACCGTTGATGCAATTGCGCCTGACTTCGTGAATGAAGTGGCCATTTCTGCGGGCAATGCGCAAGCGACGGCAAACGATGCGCTCGCATTGATTGATGCACTGGAAAACAGTCTCACAGCAGATGGCGCGGTGACTGACGCTAAAGCCACGCTTGCCCTGCAAGAATTGCAAGCGCTGAAATCGTACTTATCGGATTTGCAGTTAAAAGCCCTTGAGCCGGCCCAACAGAATAACAATTCTATTGTTACCGACTACCTAACTATCAACGAACACGGGCGCTCAGAGAATGCCGTTGGGCGGATGATTTGGGACGATGGCGAAGGAACAATTGACTTCGGCCTCAAAGGTGGGAATGTAGTCTGCAAGATCGGCGTGCAAGAGTACGTGAGAGCATACAACGACACCCTTTTGACAATGACAAAAGGGCAGATCGTTTATATTTCAGGCGCTCAGGGCAATCGCATTGCCGTAAATCTTGCGCAGGCCGACAGCGACGCAAACTCGGCGCACACCATTGGCATAGTTGCAGAAACGATTACGGCTCGTGCAGAAGGGTTTGTGCAAGTCTCCGGGCCGATTTATAAATTAAACACGCTCGGAACAATTGCCGGAGATACCGTCTATCTTTCTCCTACGATTGCAGGCGCTTTTACGACCACGAAGCCAGTAGCGCCGAACCATTTAGTCGTCGTCGGGTTCATTGAACGAGTACATGCCACAGTCGGTTCAATATTTATTAAGGTTGATAACGGCTACGAACTAGATGAGCTTCATAACGTAAAAATCACATCTATTCAGCCGGATGATCTGCTGCAATACGACAGCGCCGGGCCATACTGGAAAAACGTGCCTCTGTCCTCTCTCAGCATTGGCACCGCCACCAATCTTTCGGGCGGGGCGGCTGGTTCGGTGCCTTATCAATCGGCGGCCAGCACCACGACGTTTCTCGGAATCGGCGCATCTAACTACGTCCTAACATCCACAGGCACCGCACCTACTTGGACAGCTAACACTGGTACGGGTTCAGTTGTACGAGAAACCAGCCCGACGTTAGTCACGCCGCTGCTCGGCACGCCCACGTCTGGCAACTTTAGTACCGGCACATTTACCTGGCCGACGTTTAACCAAAACACCACCGGCAGCGCCGCGAAATGGACAACTGCCCGCACGCTGGCGGGTAACTCGGTCGATGGCTCGGCCAACGTCGCCTTTGCCAATAAGTTTATTGTTCAGGGCACGGCTGACGCCGGGCTATCCGGTGCGCAATTCCTCGGGGCACTCGGCACAGGCATCGTCAAAAATACGACGACCACAGGTGTGCTCTCGATTGCGGTGGCAGGCGACTTCCCCACATTAAATCAAAACACCACCGGCACAGCAGCGGGTTTGTCTGCAACTTTGGTCGCCACCAGCGGCGGCACCGGACAATCCAGTTATGCAGTGGGTGATCTGCTCTATGCATCAACCACCACGGCTTTGTCCAGGCTGGCGGATGTGGCCACCGGCAATGCGCTTATCTCGGGTGGCGTAGGTGTTGCGCCCGCATGGGGCAAGATCGGTCTCACGACGCACGTATCTGGCACGCTTGGCGTGGGCAACGGCGGCACCGGGACGGCCACTGCATTTACCACTGGCTCCGTGGTGTTTGCCGGCGCATCCGGTGTCTATACGCAAGATGCTGCCCAATTGTTTTGGGACGCCACAAACAACCGTTTAGGGGTTGGCACCGGCACGCCGTCTTACACAATCCACTCGACCGGCATTATCGGCTCGACGCTTACCGGGTCAGCAACCACGGGCGCTGGGCAACTGTATCTCAACGGTGCGACCAGCAATCGGATCGATTTCAATACAAACGGATCGGCTGCACCTGCATTCACGACGCGATCAGCGGGCACGAAGATTTGCCTGAATCCACAAGTCGCCGCCGCCGCCGCCGATTATGCGTTTGGGATTGCAACTAACGCGCTGTGGGCAAGTGTGCCAACATCAACGCAGTTCTTTTCGTGGTATGCAGGCACGACAGAAGTGCTGCGCATGAAAGGTAATGGCGAGCTTGTCATTGGCAACGGTGACACCGCAGCCGTGCCAGTCGCGGCCAATCTTCGTGGTACCAATGGCAGCGGCACTAATATCGTCGGCGCAGATATGCGGGTGCATGGCGGGCGCGGCACCGGGACGGGCGCGGGCGGCTATGTCAGGGTATTCACCACCCCTGCGGGTGCCGCCAGCGGCGCGACGCTCAACACGGAAGTCGAGGCGATTACAGTCGGGCCGCAAGGTGACATTGGCTTTGGCACAACCACACCAACAAACTTTCCCGATTACAAATCCATTTACATGGAAAACACCACTGGCGACGGTGTGAGTTTGACATGGCAATCGACGCTGGTTACGGCGTATCTTGACGTGAGCGATGCGCTTGGCGTGACGCTAGTAGCGGCCACTACGCACCCCGTCAGCATTAGCTCCGGCGGCATCGAAGCTGCAAACTTCACAACTTCGCAACGCACGCTTTTGGGAGGCGTCACTGAAAACGCCAACGGTGGAGTGTTGCAGTTATCTGAAGGCATTACATTCCCTGCCACACAAGTCGCGGCGACCGATGCAAACACGCTGGACGACTACGAAGAGGGCAACTTCACACCCACTATTGTGGGCACCACCACCGCCGGCGCGGGCACTTACACAATACAGGTCGGCCGATACACCAAGATCGGGCGCTCGGTCAATATCCAGTTCCGCGTAACTTGGACGGCGCACACTGGCACCGGAAATATGACTGTTGGCGGGCTACCGTTTACTTCGTTGAACACAGCAAACACACACGCTTCGGTGTCTATCGGCTACGCCAGCAACATCGTATACACAGCAGGGGCCACACCAATGGGTTTCATTGCACCTAACACAACCGTAATCACTTTGGTTCAGATGCCCAGCGGCGGCGGCGCAATGGCTGTCGTTGCGCTGGATACTGCGGGCGATTACATGATTTCTGCAAACTACATAACGGCCTAATCATGCTTGAGAAAAAAGTCATTATTGATTTGATTACTGTCACAGAAAGTAACGCTGTGCAGGTAAGGCAAGCCACGCAGATTGTGGAAGATGGCAATGTCTTGTCGGAATCTTATGATCGTTGGGCACTATCACCTGGTGATAATATAGATAACCAGACACCAAAAGTGCAGGCTATTTGCAACGCCGTGTGGAATAAATGAGGAATAAAAAATGACTGTTACAGTTAAAGTTTTGATCCCTGCAAAGCAAGCAGAAAATACTCAGACCACGCAATACACTGCATCTTTGTGCAAAACGATTATTGATAAATTCACTGCAACGAACACCAGTGCATCCGTGATAACTTTGTCGGTAAATTTGGTGACCAGCGGCGGCAGTGCTGGCGCATCTAATTTGATTGTTCATTCCCGGTCGATTGCTGTTGATGAAACTTATACTTTTCCGGAATTGATCGGGCAAAGTCTTGAGTCTGGCGGCTTCATATCAACGATTGCCAGTGCAGCAACCTCGCTCACCATTCGTGCTAGTGGCAGAGAAATCACGTAACTTCTTGCGATATTGCAGTTTTGTGCGAAAATTCATTAAGCTGAGAATTTCGGGCATCCAGCGGCCATCAATTACAAAAAGGGGTAATTGTGGTTTCACTGGCGCTCGAATCAGTCAAAGATTTGGCCACGCTGACCGATCTGTTCAGCGATCCGTATATCTCACGCATTGGTCACGATCATCGGGCGCTCGCTCCGATTGAACACCCGCACGTCAAATATCTGTCTGCGCGCTTGAATGGCAAGCAGGTGGGCGCGTTTATGGTGATCGAATCCGGCTTCGTGGAATTGGATCTGCACGCCATGTTATCAAAGCAAGCATTACCGCATTCTCGCGAGTTTGGCCGGCTTTGCCTGATGTGGGCATTCGCTCACAAGCATATCCACCGCGTGACTGCATACGTTATTGACGGCCTAGAATCCGCGAAAAATTACTGTGTGAAACTTGGATTCAAAAACGAAGGCACGCGCCGCGATGCCTGTATGAAAAACGGGCAACTTGTCGGCGTGCATATCCTGGGCATGACCCGGCAAGATTGGAGGGCAGAAAAATGAGTTTTGTCGGAAACGCAATCGGAAAAGTTGTCGGCGGCATCACCGGCGCAACACAACAAGCTAAAGCAGCTGAAGCAGCGGGACAAACACAAGCCGCAGCGTCGGAAGCCGGGATCGCAGAACAGCGACGTCAATTTGACATGCTAACCGAACTGTTGCGGCCATACGTGGAAGCAGGCACCCCCGCTCTTCAGGGCCAGCAAGCACTGATTGGGTTGCGTGGCGCGCCTGAGCAGCAGGCCGCAATTTCCAGTCTTGAACAAAGCCCGTTTTTTCAATCGGCAGTGCGCCAGGGTGAGGAAGCCTTGTTGCAACGTGCCTCGGCAACTGGTGGGCTGCGTGGTGGAAACATCCAAGCGGCACTTGCTCAATTCAGGCCGCAGATGCTTGAGAGCCAGATTGCGCAACAATACGAGCGACTGGGCGGACTAACCTCTATTGGCCAAGCGTCTGCGGCACGACAGGCGGGTGCCGGAA